TTTCTTTTAAAACTTCCAATCGTCTTTCTAATTCATCAATTGAGACACCACTATCTGCATTTAATTTTACAATCTTACCATTTAATCTGATAAGTTCTTTATTATGAGAATCTTCCTCATCCTTTAATCCATTTAACTCTATTTCAGTTAATTTATATTCATTACGAGTAGTTTTTAAATTCGTATCAATTTCTGCTAATTTTGAAGTAAAATCATCTGATTTAAATTTTCGAATAAGTGTTGCATTATCTCTGTTTTCATCTGCTGCTAATTGATAAATTTTATCAAAGATGTTTACACCAATAAATTGAGAAAGAATTTCTTTTCGTTCTGATTGAGATTTATCAATGAATAATGCATTATTTCCTTGTAAGGATAGGGATGTTAAAACGAAATCTTCAAATTTACCTAAATACTTTTCAATATTTTTATTAGTATCTCTACGTTGTTCTCCATTTAGAGATGTAGTAATACCGGCATCTTCTTTCCAAAAGTTTACATTTACTGAAAGGTTAGTTCCTTTACGAGTCCATTTAGCAGTTCGTTCAATAAAATAATCAACGCCATCAATTTCAAAATTAAATTTACAATAGAAATTATCTTTTTGATTATTTAAAATATTTTTTGATGATGATGTTCTAGATGACCTATCGAATATACAAAATGCAAGTGCATCAAATAACGATGATTTACCACTAGCATTCGGAGCAAATACTCCCATAATACCCTGTGCCTTATCAAACCGAATTAAATTATCTTCACCATACGAAAACATATTACTGAATTCTAATGTTTTTGGTGTCCATAAAATATTCTCGGCTAAATCATCTTGATTAATTCGTGAATTTAAATCCTTATTAATATCTGTGATTTTATCCAATTCGGAATCAGTAAGTAGATATTGTCTTTCTAAGTAATCTCTGATTAAAGAATTTTGAAAAGTTTCATCTTTTACATTACCAACGATATTTTTATTTAACTTGTTATTTGTCTTTAATTGACCAATCGTATCCGTTCTTGTTACGGTTACTTCTGCAACATGAAATAATTGTTTCAACTCTGCAATACGAAGTTTCATATCTGAAGCTTCGGTAGATGTAAATCTTAATCGTAAACGTGGATATTTTGGTAGTTTTGTATTAACCTCATCATAAACCCATTGTGGGATTACCCCATTAATAACATCAATGGTTAAGAATCCAAAATCATTATGAAGATGGTGTTCGGTGAATGTACGTGTGTTAATATCCCATAACAAATAGCCATGGTCTTCTAACATCTCTCCGTGATTTTGTTGAATCATTGAACCTGCATATGCAACGTGTTCATATCCTTTACCAAACGTTTGACGTTTGTGAATATCACCCATCATAACCATATCAAATCCATCGAACATATCGACCGTAAATGAGTTAGATGAAACTACATATCCAATATCAGTTAATGCTTTATTTACCGGTCCGTGGAATAAACAGATTTTATGTTCACCTTCTAGCTCATCACCCTTTGGCCAATTTTCCTTCTTATCAAGTATGGAATAAACGACAAAAGTAAGATTATGGATATTATAGACACCAGTATCACGAAGATAGTGGATACGAGGATTGTCCAAATTATTAATAATGGGCGTAAGAACATCTAATCGGTGTGAGTTATTTAAATTACAATCGTGATTACCAGTAATAAGTATAGTTTCACGTAATTTAGAACATTCCGTTAAAAACCAACTGATTTCTTGAATTAATTCAGGACTCATTTCGGTTTTAGCATGAGCGATATCTCCGGCTAAATAAATGATAGAATCTTCAATACCATCATCTTTAACTTGTTTTAAAAACTTTTTAAATATCGAACGATATTCTTTGTGTCTTTGCAAATTTCGAATGTGTAAATCTGCTAAGTGGTAAACCTTATTTATAACCATTATTTATAATTGTTTGTATTAAATTCAAATTTTTGATTTGCCAATAAATTAAAATTAGAATCAATGTTATTTTTATGTTTTATATAATATGAGTGTATTTCATCATATGTCATTTTGTTAATAATATCTAAATTACTTCGATATTGTTGTAATATTTCATCGGTTGAAAACTTTGGAGTTAAATCAAACAAATCATCTGCCAACCAAAATCCAATCGATTTTAGATAATCATGTATATAAGAACTACCTAATATTAATGGTATATTCTTTGATATAAATGGATTCCATGCTTTTTCACTTAAATGAATTTCATCACCAACTAAGACTGATGTTTCCAAAATACAACTGATATATGATGTCATTGTAATTGGTAATGGTGGAATTTCTACATTTACATTTCCAACTAAACTTAATTCATATGGAGTATCTAATATAGTTGGAATGTGTTCATTTCTAAATTTAAGTAATCCTTCACTTATTTCCGAATCATCATAATTGCATGCAAATGCACTATACCCCAACCACGAATCGGAATCCAATCCTATATTATATACATATTTAAATGTCTGTAATCTCTCTTTTTTATCCACACCTATAATCATATTCATCTTCTTTTGACGAATATTCCCCTTAAATGTATCAACTACAAATTCAAGTGATTTCCAATAACTTTGGTGGGGTGCCCGGAATCTGTAATAATTACAATTCGAACCATAACCATTTTCAGTTTTTAAAAATCTATTAGAAAAAATAGTATAGATTTTAGTATCGGTATAAGGTAAGGTGTGGTCATCTTCAAATAAAACAAATTTGCAATCATTGTATTTTTTGGATAATTCTAATATAGTTTTGTTAAAATCTTCTAAGTTATGATTGAAAATGTATTTAAAATCAAATACAACTATATCACCCCTCTGTGGGTTAATTGCATCTAATTTCTGAATTAACTTATTCAAATAAGGTGGTTCACCTATTATCTTTCTTTCAATATTTTCCGTATCATCAAATTTATGAAAAATATGAGGTTCATTAAAATTTAGTAAATCATACCAAGCAACGTAAGAACCCTTACCAATATGTTGTGGAATTATGTGAATCATAAATTGAATAATTTTTGTTTTATAACATCAGAAAAATCAGTTTCAGTAGATTCTTTGAGAATTTGATTCACTCTACTAAATCCCATTTCGCCTGCATCTTTATCGGATGGGATGATGTTTCTAACCTCAATACCTTGATTACCCAACTGAACTACATAATTCAATGCTTGTTGTTGTGCATCCTTATCTAACAATATATTGATGTGTTTAACCTCTTTTTTATATATACTATCCATCAATTTTTTTGGAATAAATTTACCCAATATCGGAATAGCGTTTCGTTTAACTGCCATTGCATCAAACGCACCTTCCACAATTGTAATCGGTTCATTCCAATTTATTTGGTTTTCAAACATAATAACATTCTTTGAAACCGGTGGATTTTTATATTTGTATGGTTCATCCTCAAATACCGAACGTGCGATAAAATAATTCAATTTATAATCAGAATCATACGATGGAATAATAATTCTACCATTATATAAACCAGAATCACAATACCCAATATTATAACGTATAATATCTTCAGTAGTAATTCCACGATTATCTGCGTAGTATTTTACTTTTCTGAATGTAGGATTTATACCTTTCGGTGTTTCTAATAACGATTTGAATTCATTTGGTAAACGTAATTCAATTTTCTCCTCTTCGGAATCGTTTGAATAAACTACATAATCATCACCATAGATTTCATATACCTTTTTAAGTTTATGAGAATCTACGTGAAGTTTCTTTAATAATCCTTGTATTCGTTTTCCTTTTGCATCACATACCCAACAATGCCATTGTTGAGTTTCCAAATTGACTTGTAGTTTTTTCTTATGGTGATGACAGAATGGACAATGATGGGCTTGCTCATCTCCTTTTAGGGATGAACCAACACCCAATGTGTCATTCAAAATACTAATAATTGTTAGTTTATCTCGTTGTGAGAGCATACCTTATACACTTTACTTAGTAAAGATACGAAATTATTTTGATAATTCCAAATCTTTTCGAAAGAATTTTCCAAGTAAATTGTCATTTAATGCATTTTCATCCACTAAAACGTTATGAGCAAATTGTTCTTGTAATTCGTAGTAAGTAAGTGATTTAGTAGATGAGCAGAAACGTAGTATTTCTAATTGTAGTTGGTCATTGGTTGTATCCAAAAACCATTCACTTACAGATTTGTTTGATGAACGATACGTTTTCCAATCGGATTCTTTAGTCACCATCTCATATCGTTTCATACGTTTATCGGTTAAAAGAGCTATTTCCTTTTTACCAAAATTACGT